AAGACCTCCTGCATCTGGACATCACAATCATCGCACATCATTATCGCAATCACGTTCCCACTCCTCGATTAAAAACTCAATGTAATGCTTCGCTTTAAGTAAGTCACTTAGGCCACCCTTATCTCTCCACCTGCTGACGTACTTAATGACATTGCCTTCGCAAAAACCCAGCTTATTAGCCATGATGTATTCAATCGGCTGGATATGGTTGCGAGCGTAGTGATCGCCCTGTACTTGATAGTCTTTTGCGCTCATAGCTGATCAATCCCCACTTTAAACCTGGAGTGCTCGCCAAACTCTTTATGAAGTAACACGGTAGTCATTGATCTGCTGGCGCCATAGAGGTGCTCAGAATGGTAAGAGTCATTAGGCGGCAGAACGTTCCAGCTTTCATGGTGTAACCCGCCTACCTCATGCGCTTGCTTGTGGTGGATATGACCTGTCCAGGCATATCGGTATAGAGAATTTCCCCACTCTTGCGCTAGGCTGCTAGTGATCTTTTCGTAAAGCCGCTGGACATTGATCTTATCTCCGTGATGGAGCGCGACTAGATTCTTACCCCAGACAAAATGTAGAAACTTGTTGTAGTTATCAAACACAATAACCCGAGGCTCGCGCTCATAATACATCTTGACCATCTCATTGAGCCACAGCGAAGCATCGGGGTCATGGTTACCTCTTATATTAATAACCCACACTTCCTCATGGGCTTCAAGCATACGCGTGATAAGTCTTTTGTACATCTGGCCGACTGCTCGTATCGCCTTACCCATTCTCCCATCTACATCTAGGGTATGCGTCTGGCTGCCAGTTTGGTTCTTTAAATTATTGGCGTGCATCATATCGCCTAGGTTCAACAGTACGCCTGTATGCGCATGGCTGCACATTGAAGTAAGGGTATCGACTGCATTAAACAGTAGCTTAGTTGATATATTAAGATCGTAAGCGTCTCCCCCCGTCTCGGGCGGCCAAGCCACCATGCCCAGGTGGTGGTCACCGATAAGGTAACTGGCCAGTAAATCAGGGTCTTTGTGGCCGTTTGGTTTACTAACTGGTTCTGACCTGCCCTGCACATCTTCAAGCAGACCTTCTTTAAAATGCTCTAGCGCTTCTTCAAACATCGCTACAGTGTCGTTCTTAGATTTAACCCACTGCATCAATGGTGCGCCATCTTTATAAAGCGTAGACGTACCGCTTACTGAAAAGTTATCAGGTACAGTATGGATCATATCGTGCTCAGGTGCGTAACCTTGCTTCGCTGCTCTGTCTTTAATCCTCTGACACATCATCAGAACATTGCGCTTGTTAACGCCAAGCATTTCTGCAATATGATGTACTTTATTACCCTGTGCTCTTAAAGTAATGACTTCTCTTTGCCTTTCACTCTGACAGAACGGCAAGTAACTTTCCCAATCCATAAAAACCCCTAAACTTGCGCTCGATTAGCTGCGCGTTCCGATGCTTCGACAGTACGCCAGGCATCAATGTATGCTTGGGCCGCTTGATAGACAACCCTCGCTTTGATTGCTTCTGTTCGTGCTTTTATCGCTTGCTCTCTCGCTTCTTTATATTCAAAGTCAGCCTCTGCTCTCAACTCAGACTCAGCCACACTCATACCACAGTCTTTATGCTGAATGGCGATCTTAGCCTTAACTGATTTCAGTGTGCCTTCAAGTAGGTTAGCCGCCTGCTCTGCGTCTGCCCACTCCGTTCCGACCTTGACTAGCTTTTCGTAAACGCTGTTTGGATTCATAAGCTATCTCGACGTGCTTTCTAACAAGTGATTGAAGGTGTGCCGGAACCCGATCCAACATCAAGCGACGTTTTTCCCGAGAGGTTTCCGCAATAATCTCTTTTGCATAAGTCCTCGGCCACTTCACTTAACCACTTTTTCCTTATCCATTTTTCGCCCAGACTCTTTCTGTAAACTAATGACACGTTAGAGCCTTTACTCTGTATATAACCATCTTCCATCAGCAAACGAAGTAACTCATTCATTCTACAAGTATGTTTAACCGTTGTACATTTTTCAGCCATTTGCGGGATAGTGAACGCTTCGCCTGAATTGTACAAGTCAGTTAACAATATCTCTTGAAGTTGATCTTCTGTCTTATATCTAGCCATCGTATGCTTGCCCGTATTTATTAGTGAATACCTGTCTCATGTGCTCCTTGAAAGGACCTTTATCTAGCCAGCTTATATCAGTTAGATCATCAAGGTTAGACCGCTGCCGTATTGTTTTTGGGCCTTCAGCCTTGACAGGACTACTGCCGCCTTTGTCCTGCGCTCTCGACAACCACAAGTCAACGAACCGCTTAATGCCCCTTGGAGTCTTTCTCTTTGTAGGGTTCGCATCGAGCCAACTCTCCATCTTCGCTAGCTCTCCGAATACATCAACCGCAGGGTAGGCCTTTTGCCATTGGATGATGTCTGCGTCTTCTGCTTGCCACTCCTCGCCAGTGTTTAAAATCATCACTCACCCCTTCCAGTGCATCAATACAGTTAGCAGATCAAACTCACCAAATGTCAGACTAAACTTATCTCTCCCAGTCTTGCGATCAATGCAGATATCATAGCCTTCGCCATTCGACCACTGGGTTACTTCCATGTAGTCATTTTCACCTGCATTAATGCAGTACCCCTTTAGTTCCGAGAATACTGCTTTTCTCTTGCTTACCTCAATCATTACTCTGCCTCCAGATAGCAAAGCCTTTGTACTCCTTGTCGTCCTTTAGGACGGATGTTTCTTCCCAGATCAACTTGTCTCCAGCAGTCCACCCCATTGCATCAACCAACCCTTGGGGGAATGGTAAAACCAACTCGCCAGTCTTTGAGTCCAACTCGATTTCAACTTTGTAGATCATGCACCCTCCTATTCGTTTATCATGTTGTGTCAGTATTCTTTTATTGTGTTTACTTGTGTCCAAAAACTGGAACTTTATAGACATATAGACATTCTAATGTCTAAAAACTGGGACTTTATGGACATTTTATGCGGCATATTAGTATATATATCCCACTTTTATGCGCCTAAGTAGTACTCAGCGTACACCTTGTCATTAGAACGCTTGTGCCTGGTCTCTATCTTATGACCTTGCTCCCGTAGTCTATGCACCCTCGATGCCAGCCTCATGCAGCCGAATCTTTCAAGAGCCAAAAGAGGGGTCACTGCGTTCCCTTCGCGTAAGTAATTAAGTATTTGTTGTTCTTGATTCATAACTTCCTCCGAAATTAATAAACTTCCACACTTACCCTTTTAATGTGCTTACGCACAAAAAATAAGTTAATTAGTAATGACGAGCTTTGACTAACGTATCGAATCTTGACATCTATCCTAGCTACCTGCTCTCGGCATCTAGGGGCGCATCATGGAGAGGGTCAACTCCGCTCCGAGGTTCTTCGGTTCCTCGGCCTAACGCCCGTTAGTCTCTGCGAATTGAATGTTGGATTTGGTTTGGGACTCTGTTAAACTTTATCCATCATTGTTTTTCGCACATCAATGATACTTCCTCCGCACTCCCCGTGCAACCCCCCTCCCTCCAGGGGGGTTTTTTTTAGTACCTACAAAGCTCCTCAACGGTTATTCCTAACCCGTCACAGATTCTCTCCACGGTTGACCACTTCAAATCCTTAGCGTGTCTATACCTATGAACAGTCTGCCGACTTACGTTAAGAGCCTCTGCGAGACTCTCAGTAGTAAATCCTTTGTCGGTCATAGCTTCCACGATCTTGTGATTGATACCCATTAATTACCCCTTAGAATGGTATGTCGTCTTCGAAGTCTTCCTCAACAACCTGTTTGGCTTCCTTCAAAGCAGGGGCAGCAACAGCATCTTTAGGCTTGATCGAGATTGAGAAAAACTTTTTACCCTGTTTACTCTCTTTAACCCAAGCAGATAGGTAATGATCTACCCCGCCTACGTCCATCGAGCCAGTGAAGTCTGGGTGCTTCTCTGTTTCTTTCTTATCGTTGCGAAATAAAACCCCGCGATTAGTGTTATCGTATTCCATTACTTGCTCCATTTTTTGCTTTCAGTTTTGATAATATCGACTGCCCGTTCTACCTGGTCAGCCAGCTTTTTAATGTACTCGTTATCTCTTTCAACTCGCACAATTAAATCTTCCATAGCAGGGTGGAAAGACATAAAGTCCCACCACTCTCTACCCGTTATCCATAGACAACCTTGTATCTGTGGAATGTACTTGCTAGGTACTACGCCTTCACGCAGATAGGCAATGTGCGTATGTGGTAAAGGGCATTTAATCTCTATCCCACCATCAACACCTATCAACCCGTCTGGGCTAGCGCCACAATCCAAAGTGTCATGCAAGCACAACCCAACCTGTACCACCTCAACGCCATTGATAAACTCATACAGCGCTTTGGCAGCGGGTTCTAACTCATTACCCCGTTCCATTGCCGCATTGGTGTAAAACTCTGGCAATTCTCCAGTAATCTTCTGCGCGATCAAGTCATTAATGTAACCATCAGCAGACGTACTGGGCTTGCCTGTTGGTGTGATTAGCTTGCCGAAGTTACTAGCAGTAGGCTTCCCTAAACGGCTTTGTAACCACTCTTGAGAGCCTTGCTCAAAGTTACTGACTAACATCTTTTAACTTCCTGTTAAGCTGGCTCATTGCCTTATCGAATTGACTAGACAGCATCGCCTCGACTCCCTTGATATTAAAGGCTTTGCAAAACTTCTCGATATCCGAGTCGGTCTTTTCCAGAAGGTCGTAAATAACCGATAACTGCGATTCGTCAATTAGACTTGGCTTGTCGTGATCGTTGGTAGCATCTGCATCTTTCGTATCGTCAATACAGAACAGACCATTCAACGCATACTTCCTGGCATAACTGCTGGCCGCGCCTGTGATCTGGCTTTCGTCCATACCCTTCTTGGTCTCAGACTCTCTAGCAAATGCCGTAGTCGATACGTTTCCAGAGCCACTGGATAAAGATACAGTAGCCTTGACGTAAACCCTGCCACCTACTTCTACAATGTCGTCAGAAATAGTTAACACCAGATCACCAAGTAACGGCTTGACTGCTTCTAAGATATCCTCACAAGATCGGTACTTGTAGCCACCAAACTTATTCATCTGCCCCTTCGGAGCCTTTAGTTTCTGCTGGATCGTAGCCAGCTTGTTTGTTAAATCATTCATATCTTGCCCTCCTGAGCCAGTCTAATTGCACCGACCATAGAGTCGGCAAACGTGTCGAACATTAATTGCGGATCGTTAATCTCATAAGCAAGTAGCATCGACTTTTGGTACTCGCCAAAGTTGACCGCGTACTCACCAGTAATAATCTCACTCGCAAAGCTGTAGTCTGCTTCCGCCATGTCTCTGACGTAGGTCTCGGCACACTCAGCGCACTTGATATGCTCCTCTCTGGTTAAAGGTTCAAGGCACACCTCGCACTCATGCTCTACTTCTCTCCAGTCCTCTGGACTGACGTGACCTTCAGCTAGTAAAATTTTCATAACTTCCCTCCATTTGAATTTGAGCATAGCCTTCGGCAAACCCAGCCATGTAGCTAGGGTCATTGTCTAAAGGCCATGAGTACATTTCTGCATCACAATAGCCACACCATCGTAGCCATTCTGAGTATTCGAATTGATTTAGTTCGTCCATATGTGGTTTCCCTCCGTCATTCCACAAGACAAATGTTAAGGTATCTATTGACAGATGTAAATAGATTTATTGATTTATTTTTAAGTTTTTTTGTGGTGTACTAGAGGGGTGTTAATTGCAGCTTGCCCACTTAGGTGGGCTTTTTTACTTTAGATACTCGCCACGCTCAATCATGTAGGCTAACTCGTTAGCACGATCACCAACCTGTCTAGCGTATAGAGAGTTGATAATTTCCTCGGCAGCCTGTGAGTATTCCTTTGCTATTAGCCTGGCTATCATCTTCTTGAACGATAAGAATCTGGGCAACCCAAGGTTAAATAGCATAGAGACCAGCGCCTCTTGCCTTACTTGGTCTAACTCATGGAACCAATTAAATACTTTTAGCTCAGAGTAACAGCGGTCGATATCAGTCTGTAGTAAGTAAGTAGCCTCGTCCTCACTGATACCCATGTCCTCTAGGTTTCTACCATAGCCGATAGTTAACTTGTCAGCAGTGCATAGGTAAGGCTTTAACCGCAAGCCCTCTTGCCTTTGTAGCATGGCGATTAGGCGTTTCATTCGATGATACGCTTGCGCCTTACCTGATCTTTTAGTTTGTCCTTGAGCTTCTTTTTCTTGTCGGTTAGCTCGCTAGAATAAGCGCCGATCAAACTAGCTTGGGGCATATTTAGTTTATCTTGCAGCTTGTTTATCATCTTTTTAAATAACATTACTTCTTACCTCTTGCTTTAGACATGGCAATGGCAACAGCCTGTTTCTGTGGCTTTCCCTCAGACAATAGAGTCTTAATGTTTTTCTTAACAACCTTCTGTGACTTCCCTTTTAATAATGGCATTAGCTTCTAACCTCTTTAATGACCTTCTCAGCGCTTCTACCAACAACGTAACCGCCTAGTCCTATCTGTAACAAAGTCCACGCCTCGTCTCTTAGGGGCGTTGCTAGAAGGCCTAGCGAATCACCTACGGCTAAAGCTAGAAATGTCAGCATGGTAATAGGTCGCCAGGTAGCAGTAACCCAGTGTTCGCTCTTGGCTTCGGAATTTACAATATCAGCCTTAGCGGTCATCATCTCCTTTTCATATTCGAGTGACGAGTCTAAGACCATGGCTTGTATCTCTAACAAGCGCCTTTGCTGTTTTAACTTTTCTTCTTCAGAGGTGTGAAGCTCATCAATCAATTCAGCAGCGGGTTTGAATATCCCCGCTATCAGATCAACAAAGCCCATTAGATTCCGCCCTTAATCCAAAGCCCGATCACGCCCATAACGCCAGCCATGATAAGTCTTTCGATCCACTGGTTCTTGGCTATTGATATTTCTATTGCTTGTAGTCTTTTCTCATGCCCTTTAACTTCTTCTTTAATAAGTGACTCGACGTTATCCAATCTCTTATGCGCCCTATCAATACTGGTGTGAGAGTTAGCTTGCCTTTGCTCTAAGACACTGAGCTTTTCTAACGATGATGCTATCGAGTTTAGTGCTGACTTCATGTCGCGCAGATCATCGGCCATAGCCTCTTGCTGTACCTGTAGCTTGGCTACTGCCGACTCGACTGACATAGTTATCTCCCTGTAGCGTATTTAAATGGTTTACTAATCATCTGGCTGTTCTTTGCTGTATTCTGTAAACGGCGTGTTTTCTAAGTAATACAAAGCGCGTTTTAACCCCTGTATATTATCACCAAGATGACCTAAGCCAGTATTACATCCTGAGCACAAAATACCGCGCACAACGCCTGTATCGTGGCAATGATCTATATTTGACCTGCGATTTGTTGAGTCTAAAGACTTAAAGCAAATTGCACATTTGCCGCCCTGAAACTCAACAAGACCATCAAAGTCCTTCATGGATATACCATACTGTCTTCGTAATATCTGATCTTCTCTGTCATATCCAGACCAGTTTGGCGCTCTATACTCAGGACACTCTCTAGACCTTGAGCCCCTGCCTAATTGATGAGCCGTTCGTTTGTGCATCCCGCCACATAGCTTGCAATGGCAGTTATAAATGAGACCGCCAGAGCTAGTCGTTTCGTCTAGACACTCCAACACGCGATATAGATCATCTTCGTGATTGATATATTTAGGCGGCTGACCCATCGTTATACCATCTCTACGAATAATCATCATCAGCGCCCCAGACTAAACTTCGTTGGATGCTCTGCAAATGCCATGTAGATGTATGTGCCGCCTGATGCGTTAGTGCCTCCATCTGCTGTGCGGCACTTGAAGCCGTTTGATAAAACGTCAATGTAGTTGTATAGCGTTCCTTCTGCGTCCGATGTATTTGGGAGCAATGTCTTCGTTGACACGTTATAAGGATTTCTAGCCGTATCGTGCAGATACCAGTCGTTTGCTGAGTCAGTCCGCTTCACCATCACAAACGCTGGTTTAAACCCCGTGTAAACAAATGTCCCATTGGTTGATCCGTTTCCGACATAAACGCCAAACTTGGAAAAAGACTCAACGCTGTGGAAGCAGTAGGCTATTACCGATGTGCTTGCCGTGTTAGGTGAAAACACTGTAGCGGTTGGCGCTGAAACTGCCGCGTCTGCTTTGGCGGCTGTAGTATTAAGGCGCATAA